AGTATAACCCTCACCAATCTTGTGTCCACGAGGTCTGCCGGCATGATGCGGAGTGTCTGTTCCCTTGGCCTTCATTGCTCTCTTCTCAACTTCAGCACGCTTCTTCGGGTCCTTCATCAACTTATCAACTTCCTTACGAAGACGACGAAGTTTGCCAGCATCCTTTGGTGGGAAACGAGCAAGTTCTGCACGCTTGGCAGCAAGTTTAGTTGGGAAGTTGCCAACTGCCTTTGAGTTATGCTTCTTGCCCTTATTAGGAGCGTAGAGAACATAACCGCCGCCGCCCTTCTTCTTGCGAACAACTTCTGCAATCTTATTACGGATTGTCTGGCGAACAACCTCTTCACGAACCATGTCGGCAGCGCTGTCGTCCTGCATAAAGTCAAGAGCCTCGAAGAACTGCTCGTGCTTTGTGTTATCAGAGTTATTGAAGAATACTACCAGATGAGCCTCACTGAGATCATTAGCACTCTCAATGCAACGATTGATTGCCTCCTTGCGAGCCTTTGCTCCAAGAGGAAGTTGGAAACCGGCGACGCCGCCAGCACCCATCTCGTTCTTACGAGTGCGCTTCTTGGCTTCGTCAATGTTATTCATTTGAATCAATCTCCTCTGCGAGTTTCTGGAATAGCATCAGGTTTTCTACCTGTTCATCTAGAGGTCCAATCTTGATGATGTGCTGCTTAGCATCTTCAAGTTTGTCTGACATTACCTTATCCTTGATGACATCCTCCATGAGTTGTGCCTTGCTGATGGATTCAAGAATACGCATGGTCTCCTTAGCAATGTATCCATGCAACTGCTTCTCGTCACCAGCAACCTGGTAGCGGATAAACTTCTCAAGCAGGACCTTTTGCGGACCAATCAGCGTCTTTGAATACTTCTCTTCAAAACGCTTAGCAACCATCTTCATTACAAGTTGATCTACATCACCCTGTGTTGATGGCTGCTTGACAGAATAATCACCCTTTGTTGTCATGTATTGGATTAGGCCTTCTTCGAGTTGGATCTTAGCCACGCTCTCAGAGAGCAATGCGTCGCCACGACTTCCATCGATGACCATGCCAATACTTGCCAGTAGCCTGTATTCAGGAACTCTGTGAGCATCGAAGAAATCCTTACCAAAGGCGTAGTTGATCTCCTTTAATAGGTTTGACTTCTTGATGTCACACTTCTTGGAGTCCATCTTGATAGCCTGCTTCTGGACTTCGGCAAGAATGCGGCGGGCAGCATTTTCAGAAACGCCACGAGTATTCCTGATAACATCAAAAAGTTCACGCTCTTCAGATAGAACAGAACCCTCAGAATAATACTTTCTCAGGATTTCCAGTGTCTTCGCATACGACGGCTTATCCTTGTTCACCATTGCTGAACTAAGGCGCCTTACTAGGAACTCGTAAACGAGACCCACATTTCTTTTCTTGTTATGCTTAAAAGTCGCCATTTTGGGCGTCTCCTGTCTTTGCCTCGGGATAACTAGGCTTGGGTTTCATTTCATGTCTTCTTCTTGATGTCATTAAGTCTTGTAAACATTCCCTGGACATACTTTTCGACATCTTCGACTTCTGTTATAACCTTATCCTTGGTCGGGATACGGTCAATAGTATAAAGCTCGTCAAGGTGTTCCTTCATTTCCATCAGCCTCTTACTCTTCTGTGGACCAAGTCTATTCCTCGTGATGTCCTCAGCTGAGATGTTTCCACGAGCAATCCTTCCAAATACCTTCATTGGGTCTCTTGCTGATGGCTTATGGCCCTTTCTAGCGTTATGGAACTGTGGTGTGGCAGATGCCAACTTCATTGGATTATCCATCTTCCTGTTTGGCGCCTGCTTGACACCCAGCGGATCAGTTGAGCCAATGTTTTTCTTTGGTGCAGAGTTGGTCTTCACGCCCCGATTATCTGGAGCGCTGGGGATGTCTGAATTGAGTCTCTCACCCACCACATCACCCTCCCTAGAGACCCCTGCGTTTTGGGGTGGAAGGGTTTCAGCGCCACCCGGGGGCCCTTCAGCTCCACCCGGGGGAGGTTCGCCACCTTCACCAGGGGGAGGGCCACCTCCGCCACCACCTTCACCTCCAAGTGTATCTGGAAGTTCACCTTCGCCACCCATCTCGCCTTCCGGAGCACCCATGTCCATACCAGGCAGAGCAACCTGCTCAAGGTAAAGGTCTTCAATCTTGTCAAACTTCTTGCCCTCACGAATCTGGTCAATCTCTTCGTCAGATAGCTTGAAGATACGCTTCCAGATGAACTCACGGTCGAACACACCCTCTTGAGCAGATGAAGCAATCTCAAGTTTGGTGCGCCAGAGTTCAAGGTATTGCTGCTCGGCGATAATGCTGGAGTTGGCAAGTTTGAGTTCAAAGTCTACAAGATCCTCTCCATTATACCCGCTTAGATAAAGGTGGATGATGGCAATCTTTGACAACTCAGAAACAACGATCTTCTGGATGCGGTCGATTGTGCGAGCAAAGCGAACATCTTGCTGCGCAAGAGTTGCTTTAGAACCAAGTTCTGCCTCGTATGAAAGGTATGCCTTTGGGATCTTGAGTGCTGAGAACAACTTGTTCTGAATGTATTGCACATCGTCGATGTCGCCGGTGAACTGACCACCAGCAAGAGTGCTAATGTCAGATGAACGGTCGCCACGAATAGGAATGAAGTAGTCCTCATCCACTGATAGTGGGTTATACCGAAGGTCTACGCGACCTGACTGAGGGTCAACAATCTGCTGACGCTTCAATGCACCCTTGACCTTCTCAATGTATTGTTCAACCTGCTCTGGTGGAATGTTGCCCACATCGATTTTGAACACACGACGCTCAGGAGAACGAACAATACGATACACCAACATTGCGTCTTCAATGAGGATTAACTGACGCCAGATACGACGAGCAGGTTCAATGATTGATGAACCATAAGGCAGGAAGTTATCATTGCCCAACATACGAATGTGGACAATCTGCCAGTTCTCAAGGATCATGTTACCCTGAGTTAGCCAGCGATAACGAACAGCAAATGGATCCTTCTTATCATAACCCTCTTCACGCTCAATCTCGTTTATAGGGATTGGAAGCATGTTTAGAACGCCATTTGTCTCTGAGGCGTCAACAAACAAAACAAAATCGCCATACTTGACAAGATTGCGTGTCCAGGACCAAATGTTGAACTCAATGTTTAAGATGTCATAGAATAGTGTTTCAAGGACTGACTTAATCTCACTGTTCTTTGTGGTGATTTGTAGCACTTCTCCGTGCTCGTTCTTTGCTGTCACTTCATCTGCGTAAATGTCTAGTGCTGATGCAATCTCAGGAGTGAACTCCATTTCTGAGTAATCAGCATAGCGTGAAAGGCGCTCATACTGTCCGTATGATGCAAGAGAGTGTACATACAAAGAACTGATTTCTTTCTTGTATGCACGAGCTGTGCCTTGTGGTTCTGAATAGTGTTCGCCTGCCGCTATCTTGTGGCGGATGACAGGACCAGAGCGAAACAGCCTTGTGAGCCGTTTGAACACATTCTCTTGCTGCTGCCTTGGGATTAGGTCTTGACCCTCTGGCATTTTATCTCCTTATCTAAGCCAACTAAAATCGACCACTCTGTTTCCAGGCAGGCGTATTTTGTTTGGCATTGGGTTGTTAGATGTGAACACACCCATTTGTGCTGTTGGTGATAACACAGGGTCCTTTGAAGCACCCTTGATTTCTGTATTTACATGTCCAAAGACACGCATGTTGTCAAGAAGAAGTTTGTCGATGTTGGCTGCTGCTTCACCTGGCATAATGAAAGTGTCGCGGATCCAGCAACCCTGAGATGCTGCTGACATAAGATCGTCATTCCATCCCTTCATTGCCTGCGGCTTTCCATTTTCCCAAATGAAAGTTCTTGCTTCAACAACAAATCTCTTTGAGCGAACCTTGATTATACGATTACGAATGAACTCTTCAAGTTTTGAAAATACAAGTGGACGAAGTTTCTGAGACTGCGTAAATCCAATAACTCTATCGCCAGTAGCAGGTCCCCACGCTGAGTGAACTGCTTCACCCGCTGTCTCATTTCCACGAGAAGAGTAATACACATTCTCATACGCAGCAAGACGAATGTGTTCAAGGCAAGCCATTCCAATGTTATTGTTTTCTACAACAAGCAATGCAGTGTTATAGCGATGGCCTAAATCACACAAAAGTCTTGCATACTCTTCAACTGGGATTTTTCCATAATACTCTGCACACTGCTCCATTGAGTCAGTGTCCCATACAGAACAGGCTGAGTTATCCTTACCATCTCCACGCGCGACATCTGCCGTGATGAAGTAGCGCTTGTTCTTTTGAGGCTGCCACCAAATCCACAGGTTCTTATCCCAGTGTTCTTTAGCAGCAGGTGCAATGCATCCCTCTGCGACATAGTCGATTTCTTCTGGTGAGAGGAATGTTTCACCTGATGCGTTGAAGTTGCACTCAAGTTCTTGAGCAACTTCGCGTGCAGACATGTTTGTCTTCTTGATTTCTGCGCGATACCAAGGTGATGTCTTAAATCCAGGACGGTCAGGGTCGTCTTCCAGGCCTTCAATACGCTCTGGATGAACCCACCACATCAACTTATTCTGCTTGAACTCGTTCTGTCCTGCTTCTGCGTCAGTGTAAACTTTGTGGAACAGATTACCAACACCGTTTGGTGTCGACAGCATAATGATGTTGCCACCTGCAGTGACCGTGGGCAAAAGACCTGTCCACAGTTCTTCCAGGTTCTTTACGAATGCTGCTTCGTCGATGATGAGTAGTGATAGTGCTTCTGAACGGCCGGCGTCATCTGATGATGCGATTGCTTTGATTTGCGAACCATTATCAAGTTCGACGCTAAGACGGTTGTCTGTAGTAATGTTTGCAAGTTGAAGCCACTCAGGCAACTTCTTGAGTGCCATCTTTACCTTCTTGATGATGTTCTTTGCAGTTTCTGCCTTGGTCGCCATAACAAGAATGTTCTTGTTGCGGTGAAATAGCATTAACCAAGCGGCGTATGAAGCCGTCACTTCAGAGATGCCTAACTGTCTAGCCTTAAGAATGACATTGAAACGATTGTTGAGATAATCCTTGATCATCTCATCTTGATAGTCGAATGTCCTAAAGGGAATAAGGCCGCGCACCGGATGCTGGATCCGGACATAAGTATTGATGAAGTAATGCGGGTCTTTGCCGCAGCGGATTATCTCCGCCTTCATTGACTCAGCGCTTGCCATCGGGACCTCGCTTAGAAGTCGCCAATAGTGAAGAAGCGCCAAGCCTTGTAGTAGTAGCGCTCGTTAAGCGAGACCTTCTCAACAACATGGTTAGCAAGTTCCTTTTGCTCTGTGAGCTTGAGGGCCTTACCAGTGCGCGACTTAAACTCCTTCTTAAGGTGCGACACGGTGTTCTTGAGTATCTCGTTAGCCTCTTCCTCAATACGCTTTGAATGCGCTGGAAGATTGACAACATAAGTATGATACTGGATCTTCACCTGCGGACCTGACATGCTAAACATCACGGCGTGTGCCGGAGCATCTCTTGCTATGTCCTTGAAGATCTGTGTTATAACTTTATGTGCCTCAGCAATGCCAAAATCAACATCGCTATATGGTGCAACTTCGAATGACTGGGGTTCCTGCTTGCTCATTGTCTTGCTCCTTTATCATGAACAAAATGTCCAAAGATAGATAGACACAGACAATGATTCCTG